AAAAAAGAAGGATATCTTAAATTTGGTAACTCTCTAAAATATCCCATTAGTATCCTACTGCCTCTGTGCCTGGTCTTGCATCATAATCAATATCGTAAATTGGTTGTATCTCTTTAAATGATAGATCTAATATCATTGATACAGGTGTACCGTCATCATATGTTGAATACACACCCTCACCTGTGTAAGTTGTTTGCATATCTGTTAAGAAACATTGTTTAAATTTATTTAAGAATGGATGATTATTTCTTCCTGTGCGATATCTTAATTTAAATACGTTAGGTGTTTTTAAGAAGAAATTACCTGATCCAACTAAACCACCCTGTGCTTGTGCCGCCATGTTTCTTTTGAATGCACGAATTATAAGTTTGACTTGTTCTGATTCTTTTTCATTGCGAGGTGTCAACTTAAATTGAAATCTAAAGTTTCTTAATGTGACATTATTAAATAACAATTCCATATTTGGATTGAGAATTTCACCATTACTTCTTGATAGTAAATCGTTTACTGTAACATTACCACCAAATATATTAACTGCCTCTGATGCAAGTGCTTTGTTTAATACATTTAAAGCTGCACCCTGTGTCGTTCCTTTTTTTAATTCTGTAGAAGTTTGTTTTCTAACCTCATCTAATTGCTTTAGAGTTCCACTTAAACCTTGCGTCAAATCAGTAGCCATCACTCCTTCAGCAGCTTGTACTCCAACTGCTGCAAGACCATTTAATCTTGAGTCACCGTATTGAACATTATTTGAATCTGATAAGTTTGCAGGTATTGGTAATATAATTGTTCCAGCATTTATTAGTGGTTTAGTCGATAGACGATTAGATGATCTTCTACCAGCACGATTTGTAATGAAATTACCTTTCACATAACGATTGTCGTCACCAGGTGCAGATACATACTTATCACCGATTGGAACATACTCTTCAATATCAATTTGCAAATAGTCAGTATGCTCTGTCAATGATTCTAATGGATATCTTAAAACTCCACCTCTTCTTTTCTTTGAATATCTTCTTAACCTTTCCCTTGTTGCATTATCAATTTTTGTTTTTGTATCTGGAAATTGATCTCTAAAATTACCCTCTGAGGGTTTATCACTCAATTGACCATACTCATTGATTCGAGTACCAGGTACTACATCAGCATTATTACCCGTCAATACATTAATACTATTTGCATACGTATCTCCTCCAGTAATATTGGATTTAAATAAATCACCAGTAGCTGCTTGATAACCAGGACTATTCTTCTTCTGTCTTTCAGTAAACTCTGCGTCTTTTATATTACCTATACTTATTGTCATGTTATCTTTTTAGTTATTTATACGAAATTTTGCAAATGGTATAGTATTTAGATCTTGTAGTTCTTCATTTGTAACTTGATAGAGTTGACCTATAACCTCTTGAAAGGTATATGAACGAGATTGACCCCAATGAAAATTTATCCCTCTAAATCCCCATTCATACGTATTTGTTACAGCCACAAGTGGATTTTGATCATATCTTATACCTAAAGTTTTAGGTTGATAAACAAATACATAGATCTTACCAACCTCTGGTGTTGACTCGACACTATCTCCTAGAACATCCATGATCTCAATCATAAGATCATCAGCATCTTCTGTTCCGTTAATATCTCCTACCAGTGGTGCAATGCGACTCATTTGATTCCTAGTTCGTTTTCAGTCATAACTTTAAATTCCCATAAACGATCCTTACAAAACTCATCTGCTGCTTTCCACTTTGCTTGGTTCTTAGCGTATTCATAGACTTCTCTTAAATAATTCTTTGTCTGTCTTTTGGGTTTTTTTGGTTTTTGTGTTTGTTTATGTGGTTTTACTTCTATTAAATATCTTTTTATATTACCAGTATTCTCTTGAACCTTGATATAAAAGTCAGGAAAGTATCTGTGAACCTTATTATCAATAGGAGAACGATATGGTAATGCTATCTCTTCACTTCCCCATTCAAGTATTCTTTCATTTTTATCACAATAAACCATAAATTTTCTTTCCCAAAGTGATCTGTAAATGATGTTTGTGGGATCACCTTTATACTTTCTGGGATATGAAGGATAATATTTTCCTTTATATGACATAAATAGAATTACAATATATACGTATTTAGAGTGCGAGAATCATTAGTAAGACCATATAATATGTCGATTGCCAATGCCATAGTAGGTCCATTGGCACAAACCAATCATTTTCTTGTTACCTTTTCTTCGTTAACACCAGCGGTTGAGTCATATCTTTCATCATATAGTGGACTTGATGATATAAGACCGTTTATTTCGAGAAGGGCAGGTATCCTATGTAACGATGCAAGTTTACCCACTACTTCTTATGCAACAGCAGAGGTGAGAGATAATTTCATGGGAGTTCCTCAACAGTTTGCACATACAAGAATTTACACTGATATAGACTTTTCTTTTTATATTGATGATGATTATAATGTAATAAAAACATTTGAAGGATGGATGGAATATATTTCAAGTGGTGCTAATTCCTTAATAGAGCAAGATGAAAGGGCATTTTATAGACGTATGAGGTATCCTGACTCATACAAGTGCAATACAATGTACATTAATAAATTTGAAAAAGAATACAAGAGAACACTTCGATATAGATTTGTAAATGTATTCCCAAAATCAATGTCTTCTGTTCCTGTTTCATATGGATCAGCAGATATTTTGAAAGTCACAGTATCTTTCAATTATGATCGCTATATAGTAAACGGTTAGAAAACCCATATAAATAATTTTACTGAGTTGATAATTTATCATGCCTTTACCAAAAGTTAGTACACCAACATTTGATCTGGTGTTGCCTTCAAATGGCAAGAAAATAAAATATAGACCTTTCTTAGTTAGAGAGGAGAAGATTCTAATTATGGCGTTAGAATCTGAAGATATGAAACAAATTACTAACGCTGTTGTTCAGATACTGAGTGCTTGTATTCTTACGAGAGGTGTTAAAATAGAAAATCTTGCTACGTTTGATATTGAATATTTGTTTTTGAATGTTCGTGCTAAATCTGTAGGAGAAAATGTAGAAGTAAACATTACTTGCCCTGATGATAATAAAACCTCTGTGCAGGTTTCTATAGACATTGATACTATCAAAGTTCAAAAAGATGAAAAACATAAGAGTATAATCAAACTCGATGATAATCTTTCAATTAAATTGAAATACCCCTCATTGGATCAATTTATAGAATCAAATTTTGAATCTGGTGATGAGAAAGATAATATTAACAACACTCTTAATATGATAACATCATGTATTGACATGATATACAATGAAGAGGAGAGTTGGAGTGGGTCTGATTCAACAAAAAAAGAACTTGGAGATTTTATAGATCAGTTGAATACTAAACAATTTAAAATGATAGAAGATTTCTTCACAACAATGCCTAAACTTTCTCACAAAGTGAAGGTAACAAACCCACAAACAAAGGTTGAATCAGAGGTGTTATTGGAGGGACTGGCAGCTTTTTTCAGTTAGGTATGGCTCACACGAATCTAGAGTCATACTTTAAAGTTAACTTTGCCTTGATTCAGCATCATAAATACTCTTTAACTGAGATAGAAAACATGATCCCTTGGGAACGTGAAATATACATATCATTATTACAACAACACATTGAAGAGGAAAACTTAAAGGCACAACAAAGTGGAACCTGATACAGTTAAAACACCCAAAATTAATAGAAGCACTTTTACTCTTGGGAGTGGTGCGATAGAAAAGAGAGTCGCCAATAATGAAAGAAAGATAACTATACTTAAAAATATTTTCAAAGCACAAAAAGTTGAGATTGGAGATAAGATAACACCTAAAGTAAATGTTCTTGAGGAGTCATTAGTATCAACTAATATTATATTAACAGATATCGCAGGTCAATTACAGAAAGATTTTAAGTCAAGACTAGCATATCAAAAAAGTATTTTAGATCAAGAAAGAAAAAATAAATTAGGTAAAAGAAGAGATGATGAGGAAGAAAGATTAGAAAGCCGTAAAAAAGTAGGTTCATTTATAAAATCAACTGCTGATAAGGTGGTAAAACCATTTTCAAGTGTATTTGACAAATTAGTAAACCTTGGAGGAATACTATTGACTGGTCTTGCAGCAAATACAGCATTTCAATGGTTACAAGATCCAAAGAATCTAAAAAAAATCACTGATATATTTGATTTTGTCAAAGCAAACCCATTTTTATCTTTAGGTATTGGAGTACTTGGTATTGGTGCCACTCTTGTTTTAACAAGAAGACTGTTAAAATTGATCAAATTTCTTGATCCATTTTATTTGTTTAATAGATTTGTTAGAGGGAAAGGACCAAAAGTTGTTAAACCTAAATCTAA